CTCCGTCCGAACCAGAACAAGAAGGATAATTTAAAGGGAGTTAACAACTCCCTTTTTTGTTGTATTTATTAAAAAAAGATTTTTTATGAAAAAATTAGTAGATTTATTTTTCGCGGGATTTGTTAGATTAGTATTTGCTTGGGTAGTATTAGCATTTTCTTTCCAAGTTTATATGGTTTATGTTCATTTTACCGATGAGGAAAAAGAACAAAGAATGGCTAACGAATTTGCATTTAAATTCGATGGTTATTATAAAAATTATCCTGGTAATATTTGGTACGAAGCACCCAAAACAAAATAAGATGAAAACTTATGATGTTTTAGACGTACCCCAACCCGAAAATTGTGAAAAATGTACACCTTGTTTAAGATTGAGGATGATGGAAATGGGGTTTATTACAGGTCAAAGAATAGAAATAAAAAATAAACGTATGGGACTTTGGATGGTAAATTTATTATCAGACAATAATGATATTATGTCCACTGTTGCACTTAGAGAAGAAGAATTAGATAGAATTTGTTTAAAAGAAATAAAATAGAATGTATGAAAAAATTGTTAATTTTATTAGTGGTTTGTTTGGTAAGTCTTGTTGCAAGTAGTCAAACAATCGGTAGAACTAAAACTGAAGAATTTAAAGCGGATTTTGAAAAGAAAAAAGACATTTCTACTTATTTGAATTACGATGGACCCCAAGTTCCAATTCAAATCCTTAAATGTGGTATCAACGATGAAACCTATGAAATGTATCCTGAACTTAAAGAAAAAAGAGTTGGTTTGGGAGTTGCAAATATTACATTAGAATATTTAGATAATCTTGGACGTTTTATGTTCACAGAAGATAAGACAGAAATAAAAAATAGGATGATTACCCAATATAAAGCATCTCAAGCTGGTATATCTGAAGATAAATTAGATGGACGTGGAAAGATTCGTTTAGCACATTACTTTGTTGAAATTGAAGTATATGACTACTCGGTATCGGAAGATGAAACTATCAACCTTAAAGATGGTATTAAAGACAATATGGTAACTCGTATAGGTCTTCAAGTTAGATTTACGGATGCTCAAACTGGAACCATAATTGGCGCTTCAGGTTTGGGTGAGGCCAAGACTAATAGAGAGTTAACTTTATTGTCTGATGCAACCGTAGACCCAATAAAGTTTAATCAATCAACAATTTCAATAGCGACAAAAAAAGCATTAGATATTGCTTGTGCTAACATTCTTGATAAAATGATTAAAAAAGGAGTTTTTACAAAATAGTTTTTAATGAGTGATATTTTATATACTTCAGGAGATTCATTTACTTATGGATCTGGTTTAGTATTTCATTTATGGAAAGAACAATATCCTGATACTTTTGAATATTTTAAAGATAAAATTTTAGCTAATAAATTATATACTCAAATTACAGAGGAAATTTCAGTTTTTAAAAATTTTAGAATTGAAAATAATTATTCTAATTTATTAAATAAAAAACTTAATTGTGAATTAATTACAAATGCTATTAATGGTAGGTCAAATCCCGATAGAATTAATGATTTATCTAATTTAATAGATTATTTAGATATTGAAAAAAATGTAAATTTAAAATATTGTGTATTTCAAATTTCATTTGCAAGTAGAGATGCGGAATCTATTATAAACCCAAAATCGTGGAATCCTAATCCTGAAAAAATTTATGGTATTGAATTTTGTGATTATGTAAAAAATGTTGATTTCACAAATAACGATACGATATTAAACAAATTATTGGTGGAGGTTTTAAAAAAAACCATAGATGTTATATGTAATAAATTTAATTATATAGAAGAGAAATATGGTACAAAATGTATTTTCTTTTTTGGTAATGGAGATAATAATTTAACACAAAGTGTTTTAGATTATGTTAAACCAAATCCTTATTATTTTGAAATAATTTATGACGGTATATCTTATCCTACTTGGCACGGGTTATGTGAAAATAAAAATATCACATTAAGAAAAAGTTTAGGGATAAATGATGATCATCCCGATTTATCTGGAAATATTTGGTTATCTGAACAAATTTATAGTAGGTTTACTGGAGAAGACCTCAAAGAATAACCATTTAAGAAAGCAAATCTCATATAATCACCCTTGACCATATTAACGGAATGTTCAACACCTAATCCTGTTGTAAAATCAAGTACTGCAAAATTTCCAATTAAAGGTTTTATGGTTAATTCCTTATTAGTATAAGTTTTAAGAATTAATTCCCCACCATTTTCATCATCATGTTCTTCATTCAAGTAAATTAGAATGTTACAAATCTTATTTGGATTCTTACCATCACGATGATTTTCTATAAAATGAGTATTTTCATATAAAGTGAAGGTGCCTGAATATTCAAAATCTTCCTTTTTAAAGTTATTTTCAGGATAAAGATAATTAACAATTTTTAATGATATTTCATCTAAAATTTCACCATATGTTTGTTTAAATTCCCAAGGTTTTTTTAACATATACCATTTTTGCCAAGATTCTAATCCATTTTCTTTCATAAACAATTCTGTTTTTTCAACGTCATCGTAAGCAACATTTCTAATATCTTGGTAGGTTTCATAGTCATTTTTACCTGTATCTTTTAATGTGAAAATACATTCTAAACAATTTTTTCTATTTATTTCTATGTAATTTTTTAATTCTTTTATATAATCTTTAACTTGGTTAAATTTCTCATTATCAATAAATTCTGTGATGTTACCAATAAAAGCACCTTCAGTTAAAAATTCTTCTTTTTGAATTTTATTTTTCATATTTATAAATATGAAAAAAATAATATTATCTCTCCTGATATTATGTTTTGTTAGCATCAAATCATATGGACAAGTTTATACACAAACATTTGTGGATAAATGTACTGGTGAGATTAAAATTGCAACAACTACGTATATTAATGGTACTGCAGTTGTATCTTTCTATAATCAAATAAAGACTTTTACACAAACACAAGCAACAAACGGAACATTACAGGCTTGGTTACAACAAACATATAACGATTATAATTCATCTGCTTGTCCTGTTTCTACAACGGTACAACAGACGGTCCAAAATACGGTTTCCCAAGCTGCGGCGGCTGCAGCATCACAAGCGGCTTCTTCGGCAGCTTCAAGTGCCGCATCTTCTGCCGCTTCAAGTGCTGCAAGTGGGGCGGCGTCATCGGCGGCATCTTCTTCCGCAAGTTCAGCAGCAAGTAGTTCAGCATCATCGGCCGCAGCAAGTTCGGCTGCTGCTCCACCACCTGCAGCACCTCCACCTCCGTCATCGGCTTCATCATCTCCACCACCATCAAGTAGTTCATCATCAAGTGGAAGTAGTACCTCATCAGGTAGTTCTACATCATCAGGAGGAGGAACAGAAAGTAGTTCATCATCTTCTTCTTCTTCATCAAGTTCAGGAAGTTCAACATCGAGCGGAGGTGGTGAAAGTAGTTCATCATCCAGTTCAAGTAGTTCCTCATCTTCAAGTTCAGATAGTAAACCAGCCTCAAGTTCATCTTCGGATAGTAAGAGTAGTTCATCCGATAGTAAATCTTCATCTTCAGATTCTAAATCTTCCGATAGTAAAAGTGATTCTAAATCGGATTCTAAATCAGAAAGTAAAAGTGAATCAAAATCCGATAATAAAAAATCTGATGAAAAGAAACAAGAAGAACAAAAGAAAAAAGAAGAACAACAAAAAAAGAAAGAAGAAAAGAAAAAACAAAATGCAATAAATCCAACGTTAATTGCATCAGATTTAACAACAACAGAAGGTCAAAATAGACAATACAGTGCAATATTAGGATTGGGTTGGAGTAAATCATCTTTAATGGGTGATAAATCTTATAGTGCAAATGCTATGATATGGTCAACATTGAATCAGTTTGCATTAAGTGGTGGATATACAAAAATGAATTTAGATAATGGTAAATTGAATTCAATAAGTTCATATGGTTTAACAACTGCATATTTGAATGGTAATATAATGAACTTAGTTAGTTATACTTGGATTAAACCTAATCCAAAATATGGAACATATGGTTATAATGTTGGTGTAATTAATTTATTATTAAGAAATACAAATAAGACAGGATATGACCCTCAATATATTACATCTGCAGTTGTATTTTGGACCAAACCTTACGTTTATAGTCCCAAACTAACATACTCTCCACAAATATTTGCAATGTCGTCTCCTATGGGTTATAATTCAGTAACAGGATCAACATTAATTAATAGACATTTTGGTTTTTTAGTAGGAACAAGTTTAGATTATAAATTATCAAAAAGATTCGGTTTGAGTTTAAATTATAAATTGAATATGAGTACTCAACCAGGTTCGCGTTTCACAAACAATTTCTTAATAGGTTCAAGAATGGTACTATAAAAAAATCCTCGGAGTAGAAACCCCGAGGATATGACAAAAAATAAATGTACCTCTCTCCTGATACAATTATAATTTAACTAATTCTTTTTTATTTGTCAATTGTTCCGATAAATTAATTATTTGTTGACACGTTTCATAATCTTCTTTTTCTTCAAAAAAAGGTATTAAATCATCTTTTAATGCATCTGTATCAGTTCTTTTGAAGATAAATTCACTATCCCACTCAACTCCATTTATGATTGCTTGAATGTAAAAACTCAAAACTCTTTTTTTGTTACCAATAAATCCTTCAAAAGTTTCAATTATTTTTCTATAAATGTTCTCTTTATTTTGACCATAAAATTGATTAAAATCTTCATATTTTCCTTTAATATAAAGTTTTTTGTAGGGCGTGCGTGTTTTTTTGTTGTAAGTCATGAGATTTGATTTGTGTTATTAAGAGGACTAAATTAGATATAAAAAGTTAAACAACAAAATAAAAATCAGTATAAATACTGATTTTTTTTCAGAAGTTATTCACTATCTTTAGTGCGGTCCCATCTTTCTTTACGTGCTTCGGGTGATAAAATAAACATATCATTTATTGTATGTTCGATTTTTACTTGTTGACACACTTGTAATGACCTACAATTTTTAAAATAATTGTTAATATAACCAATCATATTTGCACTACCGATTGGATTAGCAGAATGAACATAAATTTGTGGTAAGGGTATTTTTTCATTCATACTTTCACTTACCAAATATCTACAACAATCCATACCTGTTCTTTCTTTAATGTTGTTATAATCCAACATATAATTATTTTTTACATTTGTATAATATTCTATCATGGCACCTTCACCTAAATCATGATCTAAAGATATAACTTCAAAATTACCTAATCCCTGTAATTTAATTGCAGCCACAAATTCATCATAATTACGGGCAATTATCCAATCTTGTGAAACCGGTGTGCGAACATCATCTAAATAAAGACGAAGACGTTTATTTATATTAATTCCCATATAAAATTTTTATAATTTTTTTCTTTTATACCTCTATAAACGGTAGTTGTTGATAATTTTAATTCTAAACTTGCCTCACTTATAGAATTAAATATACGATTTTTTTGAGTATCAATATGTGTTATTTTTACTTTTATTTTTTTACTACTTTTTCTTTTTAATTGTTTTGGTGTAAAATCTGTAGTTTCATTTTCATAACACCAACAAAACCCAAATGCCGTTGGTATCTTTTGTTTTAAACATGCGGTGATGGATGTTGTATAAGTAACATTAAGTTCATTTGCTGCACTTTGTAAACTATCAAATGTTTTAATAAAATTACCATTCAAATCAAATTGTGATATTTTTTTATTCTGTGACAATGAAATTTTAATTTGAGCCTCATGAGTTCTTTTATGTCCTAAATGTGATTTGCTTAATTTTTGTTTTGTTTCTTCCGACGCCTTAATACCTAAATTACTCGTGGCTATTAATCTCTTATTAAAACCTTTTTTGGTATTATTGGCATCTAAAAAATCTATCCAATATTGTTCTCTATTAATTATTTCATTTTTTTCGGTTATTTCAATAATTTCATATTTAAAATTTAAGATACCATGTTTATTATATGACGATTGTAAATGGTTATTAAAATGTTTATTATTTTTCAATAACCTTTTGTGTGTTTTTAATCTATTTTTTACATCTAAAGCACTACCAATGTAATATTTTCCATTTATCATATTAGTTATTTTGTAAATCCCACATATTTTTTTCATATTGTCGTTTAATATAAATATCTAAAAAATAGTTAAAAAACAATATCGTCAAGGTATAATCTCAATCTTTTATTAATTTTCATCTTTTTTAAATGGTTTTGAATATTTTGGTTTTATTAACTTCCAAATTATTTTATCAACTGTTTCATTATTTTTATTCCACATTGCAAACATAATCGGTCTTAAAACTTCTTGTTGTTGCATTACAAATTCTGCAAATTCTTTTTTTGTTGGTTCTATTTCTCTATCACCAAATTTTCCATATCTAAAACCGTCATGTAATTTACCTGCAGTTTCTCTTAATTGATAACAAGCATAATTTAAATCCATCGCAGTTTTTTTAACCCAATCATAAAATTCGTCAGGAACATCACTAATAATATCTTCTAATGACTTATTATCTTTTAAATGTTCCCAAATATCTCTTGATGAAATATTAGTTAATAGTTTGTGTAATCTTACGTATTCCTCTCCTTTGATTTTAATACGAAAACCATTTTTAAAACGAACTACGTAACCTTCATTTTGTTTTGATATTTCCTTTTGTAAATTTTTCCAATCTTCGTTCCATGTTTTCCAAAGACGAACTATTTCAAATCCTAATCCTGACATAGTAAATAAAGCATCATAGGATGCTTCATCACCTGTTTCTGTATGTATAACACCAAGAGCCACTAATTTTTCTTCATTACCATAATCAACAACAATTCTATTTTCTGGATAAATAATTTCAAACAAATATGTATTATCTTTTCTTAGAGAACTAATGTCATATTTTTTATCTAAAATTTCTTTTCCTTTAATTGCTTGTGGTGATGTGAATGATCCACGTGTTGCCATTATCCATTCACCAGTTTTTTTTGGAATACCTATTTCATCATAATAATCATCTGTTTTTACATCATCGGTATCCATAAATCCTTCCATTTTTTTACTATATAGAACATCTCTTTCGTAAGATGTTAATTCTTTTTCATAATAAAAAAGAATACCTAATGATCCATCCATTTTTTCAAACACTTCATAATGTTCATTTGGAATGTCTTCTGGTTTATGTTCTTCGTAATTAAAGAATTTTTTAAATGGTCTTGCAACAATCTCACCTTTTGAATTGGTTACAAGTCCACGGCACATAATAGTTATTTCATCCCAAAGACGCTCATATTGAACTTTTGGTGAATAGTTCCATATAGTCAAATCTTTTGTAGGATGCGTTTGTTTATGTAACAAACCATCTTGATGATATTTTTCTAAAATTTCTAACATTAGTTTAGCGATTTAAAAAATCCAATATT